ATTGCTTTTTCAGGTAAGTAACGCTCGCCTGTTGCCTTTGGCCCTTGTGTACTAGGTTTACCACTTTTGGTTCGCCATTTCTGTTTACCCCATGCTTTTAAGCTCCTTTGTGACTTCTTTAAGGCCATTAGCTAGTATAACCTCCACCAGCTTTCTTATAGGCTTTAGCCATCATCTGGGCTTTACGAGCACTCCACTGACCAGGTCTACCACCCTTACCGCCAGCTTTTATTCTATTGAAAATACGCTTACGTAAAGATGGTTTTGTGTAGTTACCAGCTTCGTTGACTCTGCTTTTACTTTTCTTCTTTTTTACAGAACCACCTTTTTTATAATATACTCTCATTTAAGCACCTATACATACTTGGTTGGACGTGACCTAGAAACAATACCACCACCTCTGTACTTTATCATACCACCACTTTTCATAAATTTTGGCACTGTTTTTTCTGCTTTTTTTCTCTTTTTTTTGTCTTCATCTTGTAATTGCAAAGTCTCTAGTAAAGATCTTTTTTTACCAAAAACTTTTTCTTTTGCTTTCTTATCGCTTAAACCAAGATCCATACCTCCCTCACCTAAACGATCCTCTTCAGAACCATATTTACCTTTTATTCGTAATGGGTTATCAGGCTTTTTTCCCTCTTCCTCACTTTTTTTAAGTTTAGATCTAAACTTTTCTTTCTCTCTAGTTTCAACTCTACCCATTATCCAGAGCCTTTCATCATCACCATTTTAGCGGATCTAACACCTTTTTTAGCTATACCACAGCCACGGACTTTTCCTCCGCCTGTGTATCCTTTGACTTTACCACCACCCATCATTTTTTTAGGTTTAACCATGCCACCACCCATCATTTTTTTAGGTTTGACCATGCCACCACCCATCATTTTGCCTTTACCATCAGCAGCAAAGAAAGGTACCTTTTTACCGTCTTTTTCGACCATTTTTAATTTTTCTTTCATTTCAATCTCCTAACATTTCCATCGTCTACGTGCCTGACGTAAACGGCTATTTGGGTTTTTCGCAGCTTTTGGGAATTTTTTCATCTGCCCAGCACTACGTGCACAAAAGGATTTGCGTCTTTTTGCAGCTTTGCTACCAGGCTTAACTTTCCCAGTAACAGCGGTTTTTAATTTAGATCCAGGGTTGTCTCTACGATACTTGGCGACACCTTTTTTAGTCATGCCAGCACCAGCTTTAGTGGGACGCTTATGTCCCCCTTTTATAGTGTGACCCTTCATTGTGCCTTTTTCTGCCATATCTACCTCTACGCGTAGAATACAGTTATATTATCTGCCGTATCTAAAGTATACTTTACACAAGCTCCACTATCAAACAGAACACCCTCTGAAGGTATAGTTCTATCTACAGTGGTGTTAGCTGTTCCAATAGTCCTTGATTTAAATAATGTAGTACCACTTTCGGGTGTGCCATTTATAAAATCTACATCACCTGCTGTGCCACCTGACACTACGGATAATCCTTTTAATCTTACTCTATTAGAACTTTCTACTGCTTGAGCACACAATGTTCCTGACCCAACTTTTATGTTAGCTGCGTATTGTGCTGAACATTCGACCGCAGTAACAGTTAAAAATAATTTTGTACCTGCCACTGCTTCTGCTGATCCAGTTGATGTTATGACTTCAGTCAAAGCGTTACCAAAAACATCTGTACCAGTAATAGTACAAGTCTTTGCGTTGTCATCTGTGCCTGTAGTTGTAACTGTAACATTCCTAGCTGCGCCACCAGCAAACGTAGTATTCGCCATCGTTGCGGAAGTGTTTGGTCTTGCTGCAGTTACTAATCTATCATCGTCTGCAGCATTCTCATCACTGATGGTCAGAGCTCGTACATCTGATAAACCTGCCATTTATACCTCCTATGCTATTTGGACGTATTCTATTATAAATGTAAAAGAACCCTGTGTTGTAGCATCTTGTGTGTTTGTTATGTTACAAAAAATTGTTCTCTCTGCAGAGGTGTACTGAACAGAAGCTGGAGCAGTAGTAGCATCTTGTGTTTGGAGAACAAGAGATGTAACTGTTACATTATGTTCTACCACAGTTGTGCCGCCATCTAATATTTCATCTGTCTGTGCAGCAACAATTTGTGCTCCAGAACTTGATGTACCAACTTCATAACCAATATCACCTGCACTTCCTAATGTAGGAGCGGAGTCGCAGAATATTTTAATGTCTGTAATAATTGTATTAGCTGGTTGTGTAAACTGTCCAATATTATCACTATCACCTGCGGTGCTGTTACAGGTTACACCTGAAGCAAATCCTACGTGTTTGATAAATTTATTGGTTACAATTCCTGTAGACGCAGTGCTAGCTACTGTTGTTATAGCACCAGTTGTTGCATCTTTTGAAATTACTTGAAAACCGTTTTCGGATCGGACGGGACCGTTAAAAGTTGTATTAGCCATTTAAATCTCCTTGTCTTGGCAAATGTCGAAGTTAATTCTTCGTCAAGGTAATTTTATTATACATAAAAATAAAGGGGTGACAAGCACCCCTCTAAATAAAAGTTTTAAGCTCCTGGGGTTCCGAAGATTCCTAAAGGATCAGAAACACCAAATGAGTATCTTTCTCTAGCCTTATAACGACTGTTACCTGTGTCAAAGTCAGCATCCATAGATGTTGCCATTGGACTACGTGTAAAGTGTTTTAAGCCGTTTGGTACGTCAGTTAATAAGAAGAAAGCGTCTGTATCAGTCAAGTAATGATTGATAGTGTAGCCCTCTGGGATAGAACCATTATTCTTTATTGCGTTTAGGTCGTTATCCGCTGTTCCTACTCTTCCTTCAGTTTCTAACAATCTTGTTGCTACAAACTGTAGATTCGGTGGGATTATTAACTTTCTAGGTTTTGCTGCAATGAGAAGTCCTCTCTCATCTGTCCATGCTGCGATCTGAATAACAGCGGCTTCCAAAGAAGTCTCGTTAAGATCTGCTGGAGTAGCAAACTCATTTGAGTTAGTTCCACCACTCACTAATGGGTGTGCAGTAGAACAAAGCTCCACTCCATCTCCATAAGTAGTACCTGAGTCAAAAGCATTATTTAAAATATTTGCTGCTTTTACCTGCTTGGTATACGCCATTGCACGAGCTAGTGCTTTTGTATAACGTGCTGACAAAGAGTCGTACAAGTTATCTTCGATAGCCTCTTCTGTTATTGAAAAGCCCATCGCCACTGTTTCGTGTGTGTAGCGGGCGGTGAATGCTTCTTGTGCAGTGTCATACTCGATGGCTGAACCCTCGTCTTTGACTGGTGCGGCAGAGAAGCCTGATAGTTTAGTTTCTTCTTCAAAAGATCGATCAGAAGTCTCTGCTTCAAAGATCTCTGAATGTTCCTCAGTGTATTTTGCATATTCTAAACCGAATAACGCATTAAGACCAGGAAGAAGCTCTTTAAGAAGTTGCGCTCTTGAAATTGCCATTGTTTATTCCTCCTACAGTCCAACAGGGTTACGATAAGCGTGTCCACCAATGAACACATTACTGCCATTATCAGTATGTGTGCTGTAGATAACAAGCACTTCTTGGAATGTATCTGATCCCGTTGCTGTGCTGTCAACCACATCAATGATCTGAAATGGTAGTGTTGAAGTAGTAGCAACAGAGTTATTAATAGCTAATTTAGATCTTCCATTAGTAGTATTTAATGTATTACTAATAATTGAAGCCTTATTACCAATAGCGGTTCGTCCCAATGTTGCCATTGTTGTACCTGAAGAGCAGATAGCTGCTTTCAAGATAATATCAGGATCGTCAACAACAAATGCACTAATATCACTAGCAACAATACTACCAGGATATTGGTTTCTAAATGTTAATTGTCCTGTATTTGGATCTGTAAAACTGCAACCCATGAAAACACCTAGTGTTCCAGTGGCTGGAAAAGCAGTTGTACTTCCGTCTCGCTCGATTGTTCCGTCATTTACACGTTTTACTAAATCACCTTTTCCGATAGCTGTGCCATAATTGCTAGCTATCTTCATTTGTCTAGTAGCACCTGCATAGTGACGACCACCAATCAAACCAACGGGCACTAGCCCGTAAGGGGCATCAAGATTTGGATAAGCCATAGCTTTGGTCTCCTGTTAAAAATTAATTACCTTTTCCAAAAGTAACCTTCGTCTTCCTATCATTAAAGAGAGGCATACGAGGGTCGTTCTCTCGCATGAGGTTGTTATCCACTGATCTCATTTGATTATCGGTCTGTTGTTTAAAAAACGCAGTCCTTTCGTTCTTGAGTTCAATCGGAGCCTTACACAGCATTAATCCTCCTATTACAATATTATCTTTGAATTTTTCATTCTCGATAGTTACTAAAGTAATTTCTGGATGATCAGATGCTTTTACAGGTTCCCAACCTTCACGTAGTTTTGAGGAAACATTAGTGGCATCGACTTGACCTTGAGTATTTGTTCGTATCCAACGATATGTGTATCCTGCTTCTTGTTTTGGAGAGGGTAATGTTTCTGGCCTTCTCCAAGCTTGTTTTCGAGTAGTAGTTTCACGTACAGTTTGTTCACGATTAATTCTATTTTCAGCCATTATTTATTCCTCATTTCTTCTGCAACCTTCTTGGCGTATAAATCAAGTGGGACTCCAAGTCGTTTAGCGAGAGTTACTTGTGTTTGCGTTAATCTTACCTTCTTAGGTGCTGTGCTCCGCGTTGCGGGTGCAACCACATTATTTAACTTCGGCTTTTCAGTCTCAGTCTCTACTTCTGTTTCACTGTCCTCAAAATTCTCTGGGAACAGTTTCCGCATACGAGTGTCAATAATCTCGTAGTATTCATCGGCATTTGTTTGAGGGTATGCCTGCCCGTGTGTTTTTACGAGTTTGCTATGCAACCCAAGAACATAACTTGTCATCTCGTCGTCAGTTCCGAACCACGTATTGGCTTTCGCCCATTCTGTTGCTCGGGCATCGACCACTGGCGCAGGGGTTGTAGTGGTCTCTCCTTTTGTTTCTACAGGAGTTTCATTCTCTTGTAAAGTAGGAAGTTTGAAATTATTTAGCCTATCTGATTTAATCTTAGCAGCTGTTATGTTTTCTTGCGCTTCCACAACAGCATCTGCTTCACCAGATTCATAAGCAACTTTATAAGCTGCTTTAGCACTTATTAACTCTTTTTCTGCTGCTTTCTTAGCTTGCTCGAGCATAGCTGTTTGATTTTTAACAGTAGTATCTTTTAATTTTTTGTTCTCTTCAACAAGCTGTTTTGTTATCTTTTCGAGTTCTTGCGCTTCACGTATTGCTTTTTCTTTTTCACGCCTTTCGTCGTGGTAGCCTTTACTGAAGTGTTTGATTCTATTTTTGACTTTGTCGGAGTACTCTTCGAGTTCGGCTTCGGTGACATCAGCAGGCGGCTCAGACGGCTTACGACCTCTGTCAGCTTTTGGCGTATCGTCCACAACTTCAATGTCAATTTCACTTGCGTTAGTATTTTTTGTATTTTCAACTTTGTCTTCAGTTTTTGCATATTCATCTTTTGTTGCCTTTCCAGATATGTCTATCTCTACTGCGCTAGACGATTCTACATCTATTTTTTTATTTTCCTGTTCATCAGGAAATTTATATTCTACTTTTTCAAATGCCATTTTTTACTCCCTACATAACTCTTTGAATACCAGTTGGATCAGCTATAACAGCTTCTATAGAATCGTCGTTCATCAAACGATACTCTAATCCATTGACTGTAAATCTTGTACCTGTATTAGCACGGAACATTACATAGTCCCCTTGCTTACACCAAGCTCCTGTCGGAAATCTATCTTTATCCGCATAAGCTTGTTCGCCCATATCCATAACTAACCCCATTATAGACATTATATGATCGTGTCTTTTAGCTGTGTCTGTTTTTAGTATGTTACTACCCTCATATGTATCTTTTTGTTGGGGTAGTGCTACTAAAACACGATATCCTACAGGTTTAGGGAGTTGTGCATCTATTTCTTTATCAGTTAGCACTGGCTGATCTATTGCTGGTTCAGTCATCATCACTTTCCATTTGGTTACGCGAGAGGTCTTCTATTAATTGTTTACTAACCTCGAGACCCCGTATCAAGCCAGTAACTTCCTTATATTGGGCGTAGTCCTTTGGACCCCCTGATGTAAGAAATTGCATTGAAGATAACTTCTGTTCTTCTATTTGTTGTATAAGCACGTCAAAGACGGTTTTAGCCATAATTGTCCTTTACTTCATGTTTTTAAGTATTTCTATATTATTCTTATCTTCTTTATTTTTTCTATCTATATCTAATTTAATACCCTCTTTTTTAGCATCTATCAAAAGCTCACCTTTATCTAGTTTTAATTGTTCTTTATCTTTAGCTGCTTTTAGTTGTAACTCTGCCTGTCTAAGTTTTATGTCTGCACTGTCTTTCTTAGATTTACGTTGAACTTCTTGTGCTTTTAATTCAAGCTCTGCCTGTTGCATTTGTACAACAGGATCTTGTGCTTTCTGTTGTGCTGCTTGTTGTGCGGCCTGTTGCTGATGAGCTTGTGTTAACTGCTTGCCTGCTTCAGCTATGACTCTGGATAATTGTACTTCTACATCCTCGTTCATTTCTTCATTAGGTGGTGGTAATGGTACACCCAGACGCTCTTCCATTTGTTTACGATAATTAAATCCTAAATGTTCTGCTATATGTGCTTGTAATGAAGCCATTATCTGATTTGCTTGTGGATTCTGCCCTATCATTTGCATAACTGCAGGATCTTGCATAAACGCTGTGTGCGCCTGTATGTGAGCATCGTGATCTTGATAAATAAACGCTTTTATAGGTGTGCCAATAAGTGCATTCATGTTTTCGCTCACTGGATCTGCAGGCTTCATGTCTTCTTTTATAGGAACAAGTTTATCTGCGTTTTTAACTCCCAACACTTCTATCATCTGTCTATGTAGTTGCGGCAGATCATATATCTGTGGTGCAGATGTAGCCATTTGCAGCACAGCCTGATACTGTACAACTCTTTGTGCCATAGTAGAACTGTTAGGATCGCTGACAGGTATGACCTCTACTAGTCCATAATCAGCTTGTCTAGCACCAACCTCACCTCGTTGTGGTTGATACGAATACTCGGCTGGCGCGTATTCTGCTAAGAGAGTCTTGAGAAGCTTAAACTCTTGTTTCATAGCATAATGAACGCGAGCTTGTACTGCAGCCATCGGCTTCAGAGTCCGCTCAAGGAGTGCCAGCGTCGTGCCAACTGGAGCATTAGCTGACATATCTGATATGTTCATATCGCTAATTGCCCCAAGCCTTCGGCCTTCTGTAGTAATTTGATTAAGTAGAGCTAGTAATGTTTGACTTGGTTCTTTGTATGGTAACGGCATGATATTGTCACGTATACTACCTGACGGCACATCAACATCTTTGAACTCCCCAGGCTCTATTGGTGTATCGTCACCCTTAATACGCAACCCACGAGATTTAAGACCTCCAGGGAGATTGGACAATGTACCTGCATCTACGAGCTGACGTATTAAGGATGTACCCGCACGAGCATATCCACCTATAATGTGGATAAGACCCAACCCATAAAAACCAAATCCTGGGACATACACATAGTGCACAAAGTGCTGTCTTTTCAGTTTGAGTTTATCGGTGGGATTCCAATTCCTGCGAATGGCTAATACTTCATTAGAACCTCTTTCTATTGTTACGACATAAGGTTTAGCTATCTCTTCTTCAGAATCATCTATACCTTCTATAACGAGATCCGCATGCACTTCGTATATACTGTATCTGTCGTCATTAGTAAGAGAGTATCCACCCTCTTCAGCTTTGCGTTCTTCTATATCTGTGTGATATGCCTGTGGCTCACCTAAATCTATTTCTTTGTAAAACCCGTTTGCCTGTAATTTCTTTAATTCGTTCTTTGTTTTTCTCATCACGTGAGTAACACGTTCTGCTGTCTCTACGTGTGAAGCCCCATAAGGTACTATCACATCCTCGGCAGGTATATACAGGGCAACTTGTCGTCCTATGTTTGGATCATAATAAACTTTTTTGAAGGCAGAACCTGCTAGACCTAAACTATAAAGGAGGCGTTCATGTTCAGGACGATACTCAACCATGTTCTCTGTGAGCTCATAATTCATATCTGATTTTACACGAGCTGCTGCTTCATCTTTCTCTTTTGTTTCCTCGCCAAGCAGCTTTGTTTTAACAGGTCCTGCGGCAGGGAATGTTTCACTCATAGTTTCAGCTTGAAACCTTATAGCCGCTTCTGCTAATACTGTAGAATATACACCACATGCGCCTTCCCAAGGCTCTGTGCGTTCTTCGTACTTAAACCCTAAAACTTCTAATCCTTTAACATAAGAATCTGCCCAGTCTTTACGACTGTTAAGATCTCCTTCTACCATATCAATTATATCATCAGCTAAAATTGATAGTGCATCATCTTCCATCTCTTCAGCAATATTTGCATTAAATCCACCTTTTCCTGTGTCACCTCCTGGGACAATGGTGACTTCCACGCTACCATCATCTAACGTGACCATCTCAGGATTTACAATTTCTATCTCCAAAGCCTCTGCTGCTTTAGCTTCTTCTTCTATACCTACAGGGCCAGGACTTAATGCTTTTTCTACTGCCATTAGTAATATCCACTTCCTCTACGTTTAAAGTATTGAGTCTCCTCTGGTTCGTCACTAGGTAGTCTTATAAAACCACCTTGTCTAAATCGCATTAATGCCATAACAGTAGAGTCAACCAAGTCATCATGACTCATGAATGGAAATCCTGCAATCTCTTCTATAACTTCTTCCGCCCATCTTGTTTCTGGAACCCAACACATTCCTGATGCTACTATATCAGACACAGAATTTAATCTGGCTAATTTATCACCTGACCCTCTGTGTGGTGTGTATTCCTGTACTGGTAATCCCATACGCCTCATTTCTTGATAAAGTGCAGTACCTGCACTTTTCTTTTCAACTATAAAAGCATCTGGCTCCCATTCTGCATATTCTTCCATAGCCAGTTCTTTAAGTTCTGGGAACTCCATACGCCTTTTTATACTATTTAGCAATATAATATTATACGCGTCAACCTCTTCGTTAAGAAAAACTCCCCATGTAGTTATTGCCGTATAGTCAGCTCTGTTGTGTTTTTCTGCTGCAGCGTCCAGTGACATGATAACATATTCACATGGTGGGGGCTGATCTTGTGTCCATCTTTGCCACCATTCTCTCTTTACAAGTGCGGCTTCTTCAGCGGTTGGTTCTTGCTGATACTGTGCGTTCCACTGAAATACAGGCATAGACGCTTTGGTACGCAATAATGCGTCTAAATTAAAAAACTCAGGCCACAAAGGTTTTTGTTCTGATTTCTCAGTTTCTTTATTTATAATATCTAATATAGCAGGAAACTCTACAACTTCATACTGGTCAGCTTTCTCATTCTGCCCCATATCTTTAGTCACACGCCCCGTCAGATCATCCATGTGCCAACGTGTTTGTATAATAGCCACACGACCCCCTGGCATTAGTCGGGTTCGTGCACCATATGTAAACCACTCGTATGCTTTTTCAAATACTCCGAAGTTACCATTGATAACATCTTGCTCAGAGTGGGGATCATCAACAAGAAGTAAATCAGCACCACGACCAGCTATAGATGAGCCAATACCACACGCATAATACTCTCCGCCCGAATTAGTATTCCATCTTCCCGCTGATTTAGAGTCTGCTGCAAGCTGTACAGTGGGGAATATAGCCTGATATTCGTCTGTAGATATTAAATTACGCACTTTTCTACCAAAATCTACAGCTAAATCTGTAGTATGAGATACCATCATCACTTTTTTGTTAGGATTTCTACCTAAAAACCATGCAGGAAAAAATATAGACACTAACTGGGACTTACCATGACGTGGTGGTATGTTTACACATATTCTATCTTTTTTACCTTGTTCTATATCCATTAACATGTTTGCCAGCATCCTATGATGCTTACCCACAATATAATCTGGCTGCATATGTTTACAAAATGCTATAAGATCGTCGTATATAGTCTTGATTTTCTTACGTTTTCCTAGTTCATCAACTAATTTATCTATTTCCATGACTTCTTCAGTCGTATATTTGTCTAAATTAGCCAACATTACGCCAATTTCGTCTTCAGAAAAGTCGATAATAGCTTCACTCATCTTTAGTTTTCCAAAAATACTCGTCAGTATCCCCTAATCGGGTCATATTTCCGTTTTCTACCTGATATTCTATGGTACTAACCTTAAAATCAGGGTCTAATGGCTTCTGTGGGGTCAAAGAATTGTCATAAACTCTCATTCTGTTGTTCGGATAAAGGCAAAACTGCCCATTTTCTAGTTTTAACAGGTTACTAGACTTATGTTCTTCAGGAGTTTCGCTTGTGCTATAATCAATTCCGTTAGCATCTGCATGATAATTGTCTATTGTGCATATATACGAACCTGTCAACGTCCCATAATCTCTACTTAATATCTGAAAATCCATTGATCCAATAAACTGTTTAGTAATAGATACCACACCATAATCCATACAGTTCCAAAACTGTAGATTTGGTAAACTAAGATCAGGATCAGGTGTTTTAGGTCTGGATAAAAACGCACTTATAGGTAATTTATCAAATAGTGCTCCGTATTGCGGTAGATATGTCTCAAAATAAAACGCTCTACCAGGGATAGACTTACACGAAACCCATACACCCTCTACAAACTCTCCATGTCCATCTTTTAAATCTCTCAAATATTCTCTTCTAACCCATACTTTTTCTGCTGGCATATTACAAATCAATTCACTCATCCTTTAATCCTAGCTCCTTATCAACATCAAATGATTCCCCATCAATTATAACGGGATCTTTATCTCTGTCATCTTCTACTTTTACTAATTTATTTAACTTCGCACGTAACTTCTCTCGTAAATCATCAGTGGACTGATGTGTTACTGTAACTTCAGACTTTTCTGCAAACAAACTAACATCAGACATTTTACCCAAAAGCTCCAAAGCACGTATACGCACTTTAGGATCAGGGTTTTCAGTTTCTAATAATAACTTATTGGTAACGAGATGTCTTATGTGCGTAGCACTCTCAACAACAGACTGCCCAAACTCTTTTAAAATATTGTTTGTTAACACAAGACTTGCAGGTGTAAGTGTAGATGCTTTGTTTGTAGTAACTTTTTTAGATGTAGTTTCGGGATCGTCTGCATACGCAACAGTTAATTTTGCTGCAATGTCTTTGTCTTCTTTGGTAGGTTCTAAGTTTAAACCGTGTTTTTCTAGTTCTTTGGCAGTCTCAGCCGCATGCTTCGTCCGTGTCTTTAAATCTACGGGTGGTAGATTAGGAGAGAACTCAATACCTAACTCAGGTTCTACAGTTATAGTCATACATATTCATCGCAGGTTGTTAACCGATATTTCATATATACATAAAAAATTTTTTTCTGCAAGTAGTTTGGGACTCCAAAGGGGGGTCTTCCTATATAGAGGGGGGTGGGGGTCGAATCTGAGAATTTTTGTAATCGTTTGTGCAAACTATTATACATATACGTATACGTATAGATACACGACACAAAGGGGTCATGGGGGTGGGGTGGGGTTTAGCATATAGTGATTTTTTGTAGTGACTCACTACAGTTTTATGTTGTTTTGTAGTGACTCACTACAATATTTATTAAATAATTGTAGAACATGCCTAACAATAACTAAATAAATTGATATAATGAATTCATCAAAGACACAAAAAACAATTCCGTTATAACGTCTTTGTGTATTAATGGAGAACGGCTCAATGCCTAACATTAAAAACAGTTTGCAAGTATCTGCTAAACTTGCTGATCAACTAGTTAAAGATAATTCAGCTCATGCAAAGTCTGCACGGTCTACACAAAAGACCGTTGATATGTTGATTGCTGACGGCTTTAAATGGTTCAACATGGTTTCACCTACTACAAAAGGTGAAGTTATTGGAGTTGGTGAAGTTAAAAAGAATGAAAATTCTTTTGTCAATCCAATGTCCGCGGAAGAGTTCTTTAAGATGAAGTATAAGATAGCCTATGGTTTAAATCCTAGGTATGCTTATACATTGGATAGATCTGCCAAAACATTGACTGAAAGTCAAAAGCTGATGAAAGCAAAGCTTAATAATAATGTCAGCGGCAGATTATCTGATTATAAAAAGCAGTTAATCAATCGTGAGAACTTGTTAACAGGCTCTAATGGTAGGCAAGAGAAAAAGACATTCAAGCAGTCTTTTGTTCTTGCCAACAACAAGATGATTGAAAAGTTAAAAGGTATGGAAGATGCTACCTTAGATACTTCTGCAATCATCAAGTTGTTATCACAAATTAATGTGATTGTTGAAACTAATTCAGCAAAACAAGATCACTAAAACATCTTTTAGCCTAGCATAATAGTATGCTAGGCTATTTTCATTGGAGGAAAAAATGAAACAATTAAAAGACATTCCACAACTACAAAAGAAAAATAAATCACATATGAATATTATTTGGTTTATAAATAAATTTGGATATATAACTTTTATTTATTTTATATTCGCATTGGTTACATCAATGTTTATATTATTTCTTTTAATAATAATCTAATATCAGGGAGCTTCGGCTCCCTTTTTTTGTGCCTATGATACCAGTGCTTAATGTAGCGTTGAGCCTAACGTGATATCACATACTGAATTATAACGTATTGTCCTGCAATTTTGTAGTGACTCACTACACTATGAAACCAGTTCTTAATGTAGCGTTGAGTCCTAATGTTCCGTAATTATTATAATGTTCCGTGAATGTTCCGTGAATGTTCCGTAATTGCAAGTGTCAACGGAACATTATGCTATGGTTGTATATGGTGGTAAACTGTAGTGAGTCACTACAAAACTTACTTAGTAAAACTTAGTAAATCTTAGTAAATCTTATTTTTAGTATGTAATGTTCCGTTTTGTAAATAATACTTAGTCCTATTATGAAATGGTTTTGAATGTTCCGAAAGCATCGAGCGTCTCGAGGCGTATGTCCAATCCCCAAAAAAACGGAACATTGGAACATTCCAGTAATATCAATGACTTGCAAACCACCACAACGGAACATTATGTCACATTATGTCACATTACGTCATATACCACCATATAATAGCGTTTTACATTCTATAACGTATTCTAACATGTTTCTGTAAAACTTGACACTTCCCGATAGTTGTGGTACTATATACACATAATCGAGAAAGACAAAAATTTTCGATTGGCAATTTTGCCTCAACAATCTGTAGTGACTCACTACAAAAATATAGGAGACTGTATCATGACTATGAGAAAACGCTCTAAGATCAAGAAGTTCTACAAGCGACTACCTAAAGGCACTACTTCCAACTGGGAGTGGCGTGGTAATGCGTTTGTGGAAGTATTCACTATTCACGGGCATCGTTACGTAAAGCATCACACGCCTGACACGCTCGACGCAAAATCAACAATAACATCTAACGCTAAGTATCACAGATAGGAGGATATCAACATGAATACAACAATTAAAAATGGTAGTGACTCACTACAAATTTCTACACCATCTATATCTAGTTCGGCAACACTTGTCGAGTTAGGCATCTCAAAGTGGACTGGTCGTAAGCTAGACAAACGAGCATCGGCAGATGTCGCATCTGCAAACTATGCAAAAACTGGTGTCGCTAATGTGCACAAGAAATTGCTTGGTGACTGTGCAGAACTCAAAGCGATCGACACTATTGTCGGTGTAGCACGTACTGCACATTACAGTATGACAATGCCGTGGTCAGATACTGGTTTGCGATTGCTCACAACAAAAGCATACTTCAAGTATCACGAGACCATGACCGAGATCCAGGCATCTTTCGACGATTGTGTTAACACGTTCTTGCAAGCGTATGATTGGGAGATTACACAAGCACAAGCCAAGCTAGGCGATCTGTTCAATCGTAATGACTATCCGACTACCGATAGTCTATCGAGAAAGTTTGGTTTCAGATTGTCGTACATGCCATTACCCGAGGCAGGCGACTTTCGTTTGGACATCAACAACGAGGCACAAGCCGAGATGAAGAGCCATTACGAAACGTACTACACGACGCAGTTGAACAATGCCATGAACGACATATGGCAACGTGCTTTCAAGTGTTTGTCTAACATGTCCGAACGATTGGACTATGCAAGCCATGAGAGCAAGAAAGTATTTCGTGACACACTTGTTACGAATGTGTTGGATATTGTTGACTTACTATCTGTCTGCAATGTTACCAACGATAGTCAGATGGAGGCTATGCGAATGAAACTCGAAGACACACTTCAAGGTGTTACACCCGATGCACTACGTGAGGATGAGTTCCTACGTGCAGAGACTAAGAAGTCTGTTGACGAAGTTCTTAAATCATTACCATCATTAGATATGTAACCAACTGTAGTGACTCACTACAAAATTTAAAAGGAGGCTTATGCCATGACTAATCAAGCAATTCAAATGTACTCGCTATCTATTGACGAGACTGTTAACGCCATCGAGACGGCAGGAGAAATGAGGACTATCCTTGTGCAAGGTCACATGGGTACTGGTAAATCATCTATCTTGTCCATACTTGCTGAGAAGTATCCGACCTATGTGCCGTGCTACTTTGATTGTACCACCAAGGACTTGGGCGATATCACGATACCTAACGTGTCCAAGCTAGACAATGGCACTGGGTTTGTGTCGTATCTCACTAACGAAGAACTTGGTGTGCATCACGACAAACCAATCATACTCATGATCGACGAGTATGGTAAGGCTAACCCAGCCGTCAAGAATGCAATGCTACGACTTATGCTCGAGCGTAAGATTGGTAGCTACAAACTACACAAGGACAGTTTGGTATTTGCTACAACTAATCTTGGAGCAGAGGGCGTTGGCGATCTCATACCACCTCACGGACGTAATCGTATTGTCATGAGTGTGATGAAGAAACCAACTAATCTCGAGTTCATATCCTATGGTATCAACAAGGAACTTGACCCTACACTACTTGGTTGGTGTAAGGAGAACCCACAGTTGTTCTATTCTTTCGAGGATGTTAAGAACCCCGATGACAACCCATACATCTATCACCCCAAGCAACAACGTACGTCTTTTGTGACACCACGTTCTCTTGAGGCATGTAGTGTGTGGTTGGAGCGACGTGACAAACTCAATGACACTACACTTACTGCTATGCTCATGGGCACGATCGGTGAACGTGGTGCTATGGATTTGATGGCATTTGTCAAACTTGCTGACCAACTACCATCTTTCGAGAGTATCAAGAAAGACCCAAAGAATGCCAAAGTACCCACGTCTGCATCTGCCGTGTGTATGGTTGTGTATCGCACACTAGCAACTTTGGAGAAAGACTGGATTGATGCTTGGATGGACTACATGGTACGGTTGGACAAAGAGGCACAAGGCATGTTTGCCAATGGTGTACGTGACCCCAAGTATGCCAAGCAGTCTATGGTCATGACCAACAAGAAGTTCACCAAGTGGGCAATGGACAACAACTATATGTTCGCATCGGACAAGAAGTAACAATTATTGTAGTGACTCACTACAGAAAGGTAAAACAATGTTTATGACAAGTGAACAGTTGACGGAAGAGCAACGTGTGCAGAAAGCCGTCATCTCAATTATGCAGAACCCAAAGTATGTCGCACTCGCAGGCATACTTATGTTGGGTGAGCGTGAAGTGGTAGACGCAGATAAATGGCAGTATGGTCTGCCTACTGCGTGTACCAATGGCAGAGACGAGTGGTATCATCGTGATTTCATCGCCAAGCTAAATGATGCAGAGTTACGGTTTCTCATTCTACATGAGTGCTACCACAAGTTGTACAAACACCTTATCACGTGGGCATGGATACAGAAAGAGGACCCACAAGAGGCAAACGTATGCACGGACTTGGTCATCAACTGTAAGATACGTGATGACAACAAGGACGGCTTTGCTACAATGACTGGCGAACTTGCTAGTGGTTGGTATGACCCACAGTATCGTGGCATGGACACGGCTCAGATATACCAACTACGTAAGCAAGACAAACAGAAACAAGGTGGTGGTCAAGGTCAAGGCGATGGTCAAGGTAATGGTCAGAGCCAAGGCACTGGTATCGGTAGTGACTCACTACAAAAAGCTATCGACAACCACGACTGGGAGGGGGCAAAGGAGTTGTCCCCACAAGAGAAGAACGAGTTGGCACGTGACATTGACGAGGCAATACGTCAGGGGGCACTGATTGCAGGCAAGACTGGTTCGGGTGGCGATCGTGACTTGACCGATCTGCTCAAACCACAGATTGACTGGCGAGAAGTATTGCGTGAGTTTATCACGACGACGTGTACTGGCAACGATTACTCTACGTGGAAACGACCTAACAGACGTTATGTATCAGCAGGTGTGTATCTACCGAGTGGCATATCCGAGAGGGTGGGCGAACTTGTTATTGCTATCGACACAAGTGGTTCGATTGGTAGTCCCGAGTTGGCTAGGTTTCTTACCGAGGTCAAATCGATATGCGACACAGTGCACCCCGAGAAAGTACGACTACTATACTGGGACACACAAGTGTGTGGTGACGAGAAGTACGAGATGCACGAACTCGATGACTTGGTCAAATCTACCAAACCCAAGGGTGGTGGTGGCACTATGATCGAATGTGTCCCCGAGTACATTACCAACGAGGGCATCAAGCCTCAAGCATGTATTGTCTTGACCGACGGCTATCTTGGTAGCAGTTGGGGTAAGTGGTCGTGTCCATTGTTGTGGTGCATTATCGACAACGAGTCAGCCGTACCCGACGTGGGTACACACATTCATGTGAAATCAAGGGAGATATAAAATGTCACATAGAATAAAGAACATACTCACCGATGCAGAAGAACTGTTGCATCATCTGTTAACCAACGAGGGCATGACCAATGGTCAAGCTCTCAAAAGGATAAAGCAAGAGCTAGGCGATATGGCGAAAGAACACGCACAGCAACAGCTTATCGAGTGGTGGAGGAACGATCATGGGGTATAGATCAGACGGCACTATTGTCGTTGCGTTCGAGTCCTTGCAAGATATGTATGAGGTACTAGCCGTATATCGGCTAGACCCTCGTGTGCAGGAACTCAATCCGTTTCCTAAAGACATCGATGATGATGGTGACAACGATGGCAACTGGAGGTTTCACGACTGGAACTTAGATGAGAATACAGTATGTTTTATTATGCGTCTAGATTACTTTGATTGGAAGTTCTACCCCGAGTATACAGACATACAAGCATACTTACACATAGCTACAGTGTGTAAGCAGTTTGCCAGCGAGCGAGAAAATTTCTCCTACGCATATAGATTTGTGCGTGGGGGCGAAGAACATGACGATACCGAAGAAGAATGTTATGGGAGCGACACCCCTCTAAGTCAATCGATGGTGGAGAACCTAGAACAAGAAGTCGGTGTTCGCATGGTGTGGGAGTTGTACGATGATCTCAACTGCAACACGACACGACAAGACTATTATTTTAACCAAAACTGTAGTGATTCACTACAAAAAACAAAGGAGAAGTAACATGTCAGTATATGATATGCCAAGGCTAGAGACTTTCGGTGCAGTAGCCACGCACTACGAAATGATTGACCCAGTTGTCAGCAGACGACATACGTTGGAAGATGACATACGACCCCTGGGCGACAGACGACGTAAGTGGGAACGTGTTAAGAAGTTCTCAGATAATTGCTATGCTCTTTACGATGGCGAGATAGGGGACAACGTGCAGTACAACGATTGGCACGGTGCTAGTAATCTTGTGCCCGATGATGCACACAAAGCACTCGCACCTATCTTGTGGACATTGCAAAGTGATGGCACACAGATACTACGTGTACGTAATGGTTCGGGTAGTGGTGCTCATACTGGTAGGTATCAGTTCTTAGATCGAGCATTGCCTTTGGGATTCGAGGTTATCGTTGACAATGGTAAGCAGTTCGTTCGTTACAATGGTGTCAAATACTTTCTACCAAAGAGTGACTTTCATTCGTGGGGGTCTAGGAGAAAGGACAAGCATAACCAAAAAGACGATAAGAAATATATTGAGTTCCAACGTGGACCCGATGATAGGCATTGGAGTATCAAGACAAACTCGTTTGTGTATGTGCCACCACGTAATCTGGTTGACAAGGAACGCAAGAAAAAGTTCAAGCCTGCTATGGACTCTTATTATTCTTGGTTGCTTATCATGGCTCCCATGTTCCGATCACAACTCGAACACGTGCCTTTCTCGTATGGTGGTGCTAGCAACGATAGGTATACAGAAAATTACAATCTTGCTAGGAACAAACGTACGGAGTTGTTCGAGTATGCACGTGAAAACAAGTGGGTGTCTGCTGATACGCAGATATGGAATTTCAGTTTCGCACCCGAACATGCACTCGAGGTCATGGAAGACGAGGAACACCCAATGCGTATGCACATGGCATGGGGTTTACTGCATGAGTCTTGCTTGTTCGACGAACACGAGTCAGAACGTAAGAAGTTCAGAAGTAAATACAATCGTTGGATCAACAAACTCTGTGGGTTCAACAAAACAATCGACAGTAAAGTCGTACACAAAACGGAGGTAAAGTAATGTCAATAAATGAGGGATACATGAGAGTAGTCGATATTAATGCAAAGGCTGATCTCGAGAAACAACAAGAGGCTAGGGACAAACTAGCCTCCAACTCACACTTGCAGGACTACATGAAAGCGTTACGTGTAGCGTTTCGTGGTATCATGTTTACACCACACCCATTTGATGTAAGGAGAGTATGGGTACATATGCCCAAAGACCCTTTCTGTTTGGGTTGGATTGGTTATGGTGATTTTCAAACCACTGTTAGTGCAGATAAATCTAGCTATGTTGTGTACTCAAAGAACATAGCTAACTGGAAATATGGTGACTACAATGACCAATACCACATGGCTATGTCGGTCAATCTCAATACTGCCGTTCGTAATGCTAAGAAATATTTACGCCCACTATCGACTAGTGACATGGCATTAGAAAAGTATGACGAGATGATTACGCACTCTAACAAGTCCAAAGACAAAGCAAGCAATGATGCGTACAATGCTCGTGGTGATATGTTGCGTCACAGTGAAACTAAACCAAATGCACTTGTCGAATACATGCGTACACTTGTTAACACGGGTCATGAGTTTACCGACAAAGAGTTGGAGGGCACGTTACTCAATTACTTCAAGCTAGAAAAGGAGTCGACAGAGTTAAAGCACAAGGTAATCAAGACAGTCTTTGTGCGTGTGCATGAGCGATTCGGGAAACAAGTCTTTGATGTTGCAACTGTCGTAAAAGACGGATACAGAAACAAGACAGAATCTGTTGTTGCATATAGCAAAGATGATTTACCCGAAGACATAATGGGTAAGATTTCTGCTCTTAGCATGGTCGAGAACGGGCACTGGGTTGACGACGTGGGGTATCGTGTTGATGCTACATTGTTCTACGTTGTTCTGGCAGCCAATGAGTAAGTTAACACAGCCTAACACGTCATACCACGTGAACATATCAGATGATACTGGACTTGTCAGAATTGTATGTTTAGGTATGGAATGTGTTGACACAACATTAAAAGGTAGTTATAGTTCTATAGATAAGTGTCCGAAGTGGGTTCAAGAAAAGATATCATTATTAATGATGCTTGAAACTAAAGCGACACTTGATAACATAGGTACTAGGATAGCCGATAACCGATTTGTAATTAACGGCAAGTAGATTTTGTAGTGAGTCACTACAAGATTGGGGAGTTAAATCTCCCCACTACTTGCCGTTGAAACCAGTTTTTTTGGGGGGATAAAATGGATAAGCACAGTAGACGAAGAGCGAGTATAAGAGATTTGCAAAGACAATTAGAGATTAGAAACTCGAAGAGGACACCTAAAGAGTTAGGTATGGATGAAAAGTTTGAAGATGACCCAAGAGCATTAAAAGAAATAGAATATGGAAGAGTGGTGCGAAAGGTTACGACAACTTTAAGTGGTGGGTCTACACTAGGCACAGTGGAGTTTGAGAATAAAAAATGGTCATGACACCCGAGGCGAAAGTCAAAAAGAAAGTTGTAGCACAACTCAAAGAAATGGGAGCATATTACTTTTATCCAGTTACTGGTGGGTATGGTCAAAGTGGTGTGCCCGATGTGGTTGGTTGTTACAAAGGTATATTCTTTGGTATCGAATGCAAATCAGGTAGCAACAAGCCTACGCCATTGCAGGATAAGAACTTAACAGATATTAGAAAACAGAAAGGTATTGCTGTAGTCATCAACGAGAAGAATATAGATTGTGTAAGGTCTATTTTTGAAGACTACTACAATGGGGTTAAGCAGTGAGAGACCCCTCAACGTGTGTTGGATACATGGCACATATCCACTGCAACAAGGGAAGTTCGCCTCCATTGAAATAGAACTTTGACCTTGTCGTAGAAGTACGTACTACTAGACCCCCCTAATTGTCACCCAACAATTTTGTTGGAGGGGGGCATTAAATTTATAGGAGGATACTATGGCTACAAGATGGAAAGATGATTTATGTCCTAAGTGTAAGACATACATATGTTTTACAGACGGATATGCAGTTTGCAAAATCTGTAAATTGTCAATAGATAACTCGCAAGTAGAAGAGCAATTAGAATTACCATTAGATTTTGAACGCTCTGAAAATCATGTGAGGAGAAAATACGATGAAGAATAGGAAAAATAGGATTGACCTTTTACAAGAAGCGTCGAGCCTCACGGATGGGGACAGACTAAGAGATTATGGAGACCCAGTAGCAAACCATCAACACATAGCTGACATATTCAACGCTATCACTGGACATGATTTAACTGCACGTGAGATCGTGTTAGTGCATGAGGCTACAAAGCTAGCTCGAAGGCAGAGGAGTCCGAAGAAGATAGATCATTACGTAGACAATATGGCATATGTCGGTATCGAATACGAGTGTGCTATGGCAGAGGAACACGGTGAATAATGGATTTAATTACGTTAGACTTTGAAACTTACTACAGTAAAGAATATTCATTGGGTAAGTTAACTACTGAGGAGTATATTCGTGACCCAAGGTTTGAGGTCATTGGTATAGGTATAAAAGTTAATAATCAAGAAACGGAGTGGGCAAGTGGAACACACGAAGAACTTAAAAAATACTTACAAACATTCGATTGGGAAAAGTCTATGGTGCTTGCTCACAATACTATGTTTGACGGTGCTATTCTTAATTGGGTCTTTAATATTAGTCCTCGGGTGTATACCGATACTTTGTGTATCTCCCGTGGTGTTCACGGGGTGGAAACTAGCAGTAGTCTCAAGGCACTGGTTGAAAATTATGATATCGGAGCAAAAGGCACAGAGGTATTCGAGGCAATCGGCAAGAGGCGAGAGGACTTTACGGAAAGTGAACTAGAGAAGTACGGAGACTATTGTATCAACGACGTAGACTTAACGTATAAGTTGTTCATGCTCATGGCTCGTGGGTTTCCAAAGAAAGAGTTTAAACTAATAGACACAACTTTACGTATGTTTGTGGAGCCAGTCTTAGACTTGGACCTGGGGATGTTGGAACAACATCTTACAGAAACACGTGACAGTAAAGATGAACTGCTTACAGCGTCAGGTGTGAGTAAAGAAGATTTGATGAGCAATCCCAAATTTGCAGAGGTTCTTAAATCTATTGGTGTTGAACCACCCATGAAGATAAGTCCTACAACTGGCAAAGAGACATTTGCATTTGCCAAGTCTGATGAAGAATTTAAAGCGTTGCAGATGCACCCTGACGAAAGAGTTCAAGCGTTGGTTAATGCAAGATTAGGGACTAAGTCTACGTTAGAAGAAACACGAACTCAAAGGTTTATAGACATAGCCAAACGTGGTCTCCTGCCTGTCCCAGTCAAATATTACGCAGCCCACACTGGCAGATGGGGTGGCGATGATAAGATTAATTTACAGAATCTGCCAAGCAGAGGTGTCAATGGTAAGAAACTTAAACGAAGTATTATTGCACCCGAGGGTTACACAATAATAGATGCTGACTCATCACAGATCGAGGCTAGAGTATTGGCTTGGCTTGCAGAACAAGATGATTTAACTGAGGCATTTACTAATGGTGAAGATGTGTACGTTAAGATGGCATCACGTATTTATGATAAAGCAGAAGAAGACATAACAAAAGATGAGAGGTTTGTCGGTAAGACAACCATCTTAGGTGCAGGTTATGGTATGGGTGCTCTGAAGTTTCAATCACAGTTAAAGACGTTTGGGTTTGATATGGCAATCGAGGAAGCACGGAGGGTTATAAAAATTTACCGTGAAACTAATTGGAAAATAAACAAGTTGTGGCGTGATGCACAACAGATTCTCGTTTCGCTACATCGTAACGATATGCCATTTAGTCTTGGTAGAGATAGAGTTTTAGTGACTGTACCCGAAGAAAATGCTATAAAATTACCATCGGGTTTACTCATGAGATACGGAGATTTAGACTACGATCAAGGTGAACAAGGTATAGAGTTTCACTATCAAACTAGACGAGGTCGCACTAGAATATATGGTGGGAAAGTAATAGAGAATGTTTGTCAAGCCATAGCTAGGTGTATTATTGGAGAACAGATGTTACTGATAAATAAAAAACACCGTGTCGTGTTAACAGTACATGACTCAATAGCTGCATGCGTAAAAGATGAAGAAGTAGAAGACGCACAAACGTATATAGAAGAGTGTATGAGATGGACACCCGATTGGGCAAAGGGTCTACCCATAGATTGTGAATCAGGTAATGGTAAAACTTATGGAGATTGTGAATGAGTAATGATGTTGCTAAAGAAATAAATGACGAGTGGATCAAATTGTTAGATTATATAGGAAAAGTAGCTCCTGATGATTTAAAAAAGATACAAAGCATGAACGAAAAATATGGTGGAATACCAAAAAATTTGTTTGAACAAGGATATCGTAGTGGCTTTAACTCAGCTACTTCCTTTATGAGAGAATCAATCAAAGAGGTTGAAGATTGAGTATATCGCCTTGGTCATATAGTAGAATTAAATCTTTTGAGCAGTGCCCTAAACAGTTCTATCATCTTAAGATAGCAAGAGATTATAAAGAGCCATACACTGATGCCATGCGTTATGGCACAGAAGCTCATGCCGTTGCCG